GTCTCCGGCATACACTCTTCGAATGTCATTTGCATACCATTCTCCATTTCTGTATTCCTCCTTTAATATTTCCTTCTGTCTTTTCTTGATAGGAATATCTTCCAATGTCTTTCGCTGCTCTTCTGTCAGTAAGTGCATTGAGATGTAACTCGCAGTAGCAAATTTATCGAATTCGCAAAAACCAACGCATTCATGCCCCGCTAATTCCATTCCCCTGCGAAATCCTCCGATTCCTGCGAAAAAATCTATAAACTTCATTTTAAACTCCCATCTTCTTAACCAGATTCTTATTCAATCCCTCTTATCATCATGCTTAATTTACTGTAACAAGGGCAAATTCTTGTGTGATCGAAAATATCTTCCAGTAAAACGCAAAATGAAAACATCTGTTTTACTTCATAGATATGTTCTATTCCGTCCTCACCACGTTCTGCGTATTTGATTCTTTTTCCAACACATAGGTCAAATGCATTGGATACGTAGGCTTTTAAACCATAAGATTTTACTTTGCTCATTTTTATCTAAAACCGCCTTTCATCAAAATGTGAACATTTCCTCGTTATCATCACCAGAATCGAAATCTGACGTTTCTTCACAATCAGTTGATTTATTTCTGGACATATTCTTTCCACGTTCGATCAGTTCTGTTCTCTGCTCTTCGGTCAATTCTCTTGGTGCTCGTAATTTCACGTACTTAACTGGGACATGGGCAAATATGGAACCATCTTTGTTTGTGACCAGAATCTTCACATCTTCTGGATGCTGTTCTGCTAGCTTCAGGACTCTTCCTTTCATCTTACTGCCGTTATGCGCTGATACTTCTGCGTACTCACCACCGCGAATCCACGCGATGCTACATTCATTACAATTTTCTGCCATAATTATTCCTCTCTTTCTCCAAAACCAAATTCTTTATTTATGTCAATAGAATCAAATTCAAGTTTAATTCCCATTGTTTCTTTTGCTTCCTGGTATGCTTTTTCAATTCCAACTTCTTCAATGTGTTCTTTGGCAGAGTTTAGGTTTTCTAAGAATCTCTGATTGGATTTTGTAAATCCCCATGTTTTCTTAATTGCAAACAAACTGATAAGAACATTTGCCACTGCAATATAATCTTCTGCTTTCCATAGCTTTTCTTGTGATTCTGAAATAAGTTCTTCCGATATTTCCTTGCGCATTTCATCTTCACGTTGCTTCAAGTACAGTTTTAGTGTTTCAACTCTTGCGCCTGTCGTTTTGGAAATCTGTTCCAAACTGTAATTACTAAAATTGTATGGAATTGGATTCCGTGACTTTTCAGCCGCTTTCTGCTGTCTTCTTCTCTCTGCCCTGTTCATGCTCTCACCAATCCTTTCAGCATTTGTGAAATATCATCAGCGGTCATATCGCCATTCCACTGTTCATTCTCGAAAACACTGTATATTCTCATACTTCTTCCACCTTCTGATATTCATATCCAACAAGGCGGAACGCTCGTGGAGTATTCGGATGTGCAGTAGCAATCAATCCATCAAGTTCAAGCTGCCTCATATGTCGTTGCACAGTTGCTTTTGATATGCCAAGGTTTTCGGCAATTTCTTTAAATGACGGCGCGTATCCATATTTTGTAAAATATCTGATAAGAAACAGATAAATTTCTTTTCTGTTCTCTTGTCCCTCGAGATACTTTCTTTCGGTGTTATATTTACTTACCATAGTTACATCTTTTCTTTTTACCTCTGGAACCGGATAGCGTGATATGCCGGGAAACAAGTTTCACTGTTCCAATCCCAGAGGGCGTGCGCATATTTAGTTGTAATTATTTGGGATTTTGTCTGCCAGAACCGGCAGTTTTATCATTTGTAAGATTCTTCATCAAGAAGATTGTTGAATTTTTCAAGTGCCTTGATGGACACCTTGTTGTTTGATTTCTCTGGTTTGATTGATACTTCCAAGTGAGTATCAATGATATGCTTCAATTCTCTTGCAAGGGTTGTTTTTCCTTGCTGTATACCCTGTCTGTATGTCTTAGGCGGTTTGTACTGCCCTGTTACTTGCTTACCGGTTGATTGTCCGCCAGCTGTAATGTTGTACATCTGGAAACCTTTATCTGCAAAAGCCTTGATCGTTTCAATTTCTTTTTGGTCAAGCTCACTTTTGGGGCAAGTTCTGTATGCAAGTTTCCAACCAGTAGGATTGCTTTCACTGTAAAACTTATGCTTTTTAAGGCTTAATGCTATGTGGTCATATTCTGCTAAATGGCTCGCACATCTCTCACGAAGTCTGAGTGCCTGTCCCACGTAACTGCGTCGAATCCCTGCTTCGTCTATCCTGTAAAAAGCATATATGCCACTAGAATTTGGAATGTTTGGACATATCTTTTGTATTCTGTTTTCTCGCTCTTGCTTTATGGCGAAAACCTTTCTGTAGTCCACCCGGTATCACTCCTTTTCAATCTGGTCAATAAGTTTCTTGCACTCATCTTTGACATAAGCAAGTGAGCGGATTTCTATTTCGGAATCATTATTTGATTCTCTCCAGAAATCTTCCATTGTATAAAAGATTCTTTTGAAATCTGGATCATCTCCAAAATACTGTTTCGCTGCATCAACATCATACCCGTCAAAGCAATGAGCACAATCAAATCCAATCCACCATGTATTCTCATCATTGCAGTTATATAAATGCGATTCTGCATAAGTAACTCCACCATGGCAGCTAAGATAGCCTAAATCGTCAAAACTTTTCTTCGCTAACTTGTGGCTGTAAGGTACTCCAACATATCCGCATCTGTATGCTCCGGGCATAAACAGAACCACATATGGATAACCTTTGTATGTAGATTTTGTTTCTAAAACTGGCTGCTTCATTTAATCACTCCCATTCATCTTCATCCTCATCTTCACCATCATCATAGTAACCATTTTCCATGATTTCTTTAAATGTAGCTATTGCTTTTCTAAACCTGTCGCGTAGAACCTGTTCTTTTTGTTCGAGATCTGCAATTACCTTTTTACGTTCTTCGATTTCTTTAAGCAACGCTGCGTTCTCTTTTTCAAGATTGTATCTGGAAATACGTTTCATGGTTGTTGGATCAAGTTTTACAATTTCTTCACCCGTCTCAATAAACATGCATATTGGCTCTGGCGTTAACTGAATAAAATGTCTCTCTTCATCTCCAAGGAATGTTGTTTCGATCATTTGTTTTTCTGGCTCTTTGACCATAAAATGTGTCACGTCAAAGCACATCATCTTGCTACTATCGTAAAAAATAATCTGCCCTGTTTGTATCATTTAATCACTCCTTAATTAAACGGAAGTTCATCGTCCATAATTGACGGCATATCCATGAATCCACTTGTGTCTTGTTCTGGACTTGGAACTGGTGGCTGCGACTGTTCTTCTGGCTGGCTCTTCTTGCTCTCCGCAAACTCATGTGTTTCCACAAGGCAATCATTTGTGTAGACTTTCTTTCCGCCCTTGTCAGTGTAATTTCCGGTCTGCCATGAGCCGACAATCGCAATTTTCATGCCTTTATGCAAGTACTTTTCGGCAAACTCACCATTTTTTCCAAGCGCAACACAATTTATGAAGTCTGATGTGCGTTCATTGTTTTTGAGATACTGTCTCTCAACTGCAAGTGTGTATCTGGCAATTGTTGTGTTGTTCGTTCCCATTCGGACATCTGGATCTTTAATCAACCGTCCGATCAAAATTACTTTATTCATGTTTTTTCTCCTTATACGGTTCAGGCAACGGCATCCACGCAATTACTTCTAACTTTTCGAAACCGTCTGTAAAATATTCACCATTCCACATTGCTCTGAAAGGTATTGTTCCTTTTTTGACAGTAATCAAATATATGTCTCCTTTAAATATATGATTAGGTTTTGGTTCTGGCGGGAGTTTCATATCTACCGGAATCCAGTTTTCACTCAAGTTGTAAGAAGCAATCAGTTCTTCAACTTTTTCTAGTGCATCATTCCAACCTTTATTGTACTTGCAATTCAAATATGGCTCTGCTATTTCCCCGTACTGTGTCTGTTTTTTAAGCTTATCAATCACTTTCAAAAAGATTTTCATTCTCATCCTCCTCATAATCATTACAATAAAGCGAACCATAGTCCCATGCCAGTATGCAACCTCTACGGTATTTGCATTTGTCGCAATCAGTCATTTCCATGATTTTCTCCTTTCAAAACGGGCATAAATTCAAGTCAACTTCCAGTCCAGCCCGCCCAATCTGAACCAGAACATTGTCTCCTGCGACTTCCTGTATTTCTTTCTGTATTTTACAGGCATCAGATGCCTGACCACTTAAATGTACCAGTGTTACCGTCCGAAGCGATTCTGTGCGATTTTGCTTAATGAATTGCTTGCAAGTTGACAAAGAGCAATGTCCTTTTAATCTATGACTGTAGTTAGCTTCTGTTTTGTCCACCAATTCTTCACAGTAGTTGCATTCAATTACCAGATGCTCAACTTGCATCTTCTGGAAACTATAGTTGCAGAATTCGAAATCGGTCATATACAGGAGTTTTCCCATTTCTTCATGCTGTACCAAATAGCCGTAGTTCGGACACGGAATAAGTATTTTGGCTTCTTTGTCATAGGTCGTATGCGGTAATTCAAATGGAGTCACGATAAACGAACCAACTCTAAATGGGTATCTTTCTGGAACACCTTTCATCAGTTCGCCTGTTCTGATGTTCATGTCCTCAACGGTCTCGTCATTGGTGTAAATCTGAATGCCTGCATTCATTATTTCCTCGAATGCTTCGGTGTGATCTCCGTGCCCATGACTGAGCAACACGCCAGAAACGTTACTTATCTGGTAGTCAATCCCTCTAAGGATTTTCTTGTAGTTGCACCCGCAGTCAAGAAGAACAATCTCGTCTGCACTTGACTGCAAAGCGTAACAATTTCCTTTGGTACTACCTGTTGAAATTACTCGCATGAACAAATGACATCACCTCGCTTTCTGTACATTGCATTTATGCTTCTAAGATATTTTCAACTTCATCTATGGTTTTCTCTAAATCGGAATAGGCATATGGTATGTCCTTCCCTCTATTTAGACTCTCTAACTCCGCATAACTTACTTTGCACATGCTGTCTCGTATTAATTTGAGTTCCCTCAACGTAAGTTCAATGGTTATTATCTGTTCCCAGTCCTTTTTACTGTCTACTCTCTTCATACTTCATCATCCTCCGGGAATCTAAACACAATGTTTGTCGGTTCGAATTTCATATCTGGACTGTTAACCATGGTTTTGATGATTCCAAAACCTCTTGCAGCCATTTTTATGCATTCCTCGTAATCGTCATCGCTCATTTCAACGTTTTGCGCAAAAAACATTCCTGCATACACTTTATGCAACGCTTTCATAGCTTTTTGGGCTTTTTCATTTGTCGAATAACGAGCCATAATTGTTCCTTTTTCACCAACTATCGGCACATATGCTATTATGATATTTCCTATTCTACTTAATGCTGCAATTTCATAAGGAACATCAAATTCCCCGTTCTGACTTACTAATCTCATTTCATTCTCCTTTCAATTTCTAAATCCATACTATGACATAGTTTGGTGCAATTTCCATGAAGCATATGATTCTTGCATGCTCCGTATTTTTCATGAAATTTTTCTATCGACATCTTCCCGTCATTCACTACCCGTACCCATCTTCGGATTTTTCTCTGTGTTTTTCTTTTCTTATCACCACGCAATTTTCTGATATATTTTCCTTCATCAGTCACGTAATGGTGAAAGCCCAGATAACACAATCCCATGCGAAATGGTACAATTTGTGATTTAGGGTTTAGCTCCAATCCAAGTCTTTCAATCATCATTCGGATTGCTTCAAGAATTTCTCTGGCATCTTCTTTCGTTTTACAAATCACATAAAAATCATCGTTGTATCGTCCGTAATATGGATTTCCAAATTCAATCGTTATCATCTGATCCAGTGAATGTAACAACAAAAGAGCGTATTTCTGATTTACCTGATTCCCTAATGGAAGTCCCGGATTATCTGTACTATCGATAAACAAATGATTCAGCCAAGTCGTAAAACTATCATCAAAATAGTAGTCCAGTACATCTTTCATGATTTCATGGTCTATGTTGTAAAAATATTTATGAATATCGCATTTTACAATCCAGGTATTCATTCCATTTGTTTTATAGAAATCCAACATTTGATTTCTTAACCCGTCCATTGCCATGTGTTGCCCTTTTCCTTGTTGTCCAGCAGTGTTCCATTTAATCAGATTTTTTTCTAGCTTTGGTGTCAAAATGTAATCAGAAAAGCATCTCTGGACTACTTTATCCTTAAATGCACATGATTCTATTGTCCGCTCTTTTGGTTCATGAATCTTGAATTTATTATATGGATTTATGGTGTACGTTTGACTTTCCAACTGTTCCTTTAGAATGTGAATACCTTCAAGAGATAAATTAGAAAACCTTGCAGTACCTGAATTAAATTTTTTACCGCTCTTAACTTTCTTGTAAGAACGATATAAATTCTCAAAATTTGTAACAATTTCTTTTTCCATTTATTTTGTTCCTTTGTATTTATCCGTTGCGGAAAGGTTATGCATTTGCTTGTATCTTTACTGATTTCAGCTTTACGCTTACTCTGTCTGCCTGTGATACAGGTTGGGCGAACACCATTTTCGTTGTTGTAATTGTTGTTGTTGATATTGCCCGAAGGGGAAACAATAGTATTCGCAGTGCATAACCTGTGAAAATTATCTTTTCCTGTCTTTTGTTCTCCATGAAATAGTCATATACTTTATATCTTTTACCATTTGCGACCATGCTTCCATTCCACCGGAATTGATAATTCCTAATTCATATGAAAGTTCTATAAAGTACATCAACTCATCACAATGAGTAATGGCTTTTGTTTGACGTTCTAATCGTTCTCTTTTATAATCTTTCAGATCAGTTCGGTTGGCTTCAAATAGTGACTCATAAATTTCCAATGCTTTATTTTGCATTTTATCTACAAGTGAAAACCTGTATTTCTTCGGGTATCGTCTGGCATTACTCGTAACTATTAATGTATGCTTTGCAAGTTGCTTGGATTTTGCTATTACCTTTAAATCTTCATTCGCCATCAATCATCATTTCCTGATTCAAAGATTGAAGAAGAAAAGATACAAACCGGGCGAACACCGACACTGCCGCTGCAGTTAATGCCGTCGACGCGGCCGGAAGGCGAAACAAAGGTAAGTGTTGAATTGTAATCATTTACTGGTGTACTCCATGGCGTAATCAACCACCACCATTTCGGCATGTTCGGCAGTAATTTACGATATTTCCGGTACTCATCCACAGTCAAAAGTGAAATCTTATCTTCGCAATGTCCGTATTCTGTCTGCCCGTCCAGAGAAAGTAAATCACGATCAAATCCAATGACTGCATCCTCTCCTAATTCGTCCTCAATCTTTTTCAAGAATTTAGTGTTTAATTCTTCTCGAAGTTTACTTGAAATCCAGTTATTTGAATCCGAATCAAATGCTCTTTCTTTTCCATCGAATCCATTCAAAACGGAAAAATATCCTTTTTCTGTCTTGTCCAAAATCATCCATTCCATTCCGGCGATTTCTACTGTTTTACCAATTCCCGGTTTTTCCATATGCTGCTTTTTATATTCAGC